ACACTCTGCGCTCTGGAGCACGTTGTATACGATAGATAAGGATTGCATCTTCTAGCAATTCTTTCTGTTTGTATACCTTGTAGATGTTTTCCAGTAGACTATTACCAAATGGAAAGTTATTATCTAGTCCTTCTGATAGGCTTAGGTGTATAACATGCTCAGCATCAACAGCTGATTCACGTTGATTAACGCCAAAACGTCCGCTTGCGCTGGCAATAGGATATGCTCCTCCACCTTGTGATCCCATATATCCACCGCTGGGCTGTGTTGCATTACCGCCTGCACGTGGAGTTAGGTTAGGAACTATCTGTGTAGCAACTAAACTTTCAAAATTGGGTGCTAGATCTTTAATTATGTACTGCTCAGGCTTCTTGCCTTCACTTTCGTTGACAATAATCTTAATAACTTGGCTAGGATCTATGTAATGCCACTTTTGTGTTTCTGGGTCACGGATGAAAAATGCATCACCGTATTTGAATGTATTACGCATGATACGGAATATGCGTGTATCAAACTTTTGTAACTTGTTCCATTGCTGTAGATATTCGCTTAGAATCTTAACTTCTGAGTTAGTTCCTTTATGACGCCAGTTGACTGCAAATGGACTTTTACCATCTTTGAGTTTTTGTGTACAGAATTCAGCTAGAATGTCCAAGGCGGCATTGACTTCTGGATCACTATCCATAACATCGTACTGTTGATAACGATCTAAACGATTAGGTGTACCTGAATATACGTCAGGCAGATAGCTACTATAGTTGCTACGAGCTGGTCCCGGACGATTGCCGTTAGCATATCCGTCTGAAGAGCTTAGTGATGTGCCTGTAGGTACTGGTGAAAAATACTTTTTCCAACTCATTTAGTTAATATCCTTTAGACAGCAAGCCTGTTGCCGGTCATTTTTTGGCTCATATCAGCTGTAGTTCTATTAGTATCTTTCATATCAGCAGTATGCTCGGCCATTATTTGCATAGTAGTATTTAACCGTTCTAAGCTGTCGTGGACATCTTTTAGAGTGATGCTGTCAGTTCCAGTTTCTTCTGGTGTTGTTGATGCAACTTCAGGTACTATCTCTGGTTCTGCTTCTTCAGTTTTGGTGCCTTGTAGGTCTTTCATCATGCTGGTCAATGAATTTTCAGATTTAGCTTGGGCATTTAATCCGGCATTGGCTGTTGATTTAAGATTGCTAACCATACCAAACAAGTTGGTAAGGTCAACGTTTTCTTTTGGATTAAGTACACGCTCGCCTTTGTGTAGCAGTGCAACGATATCCTTAGGTTCAAACATCTTACCAGTTTCACCTAGCGTACCAGTATCCCTTGGCGGATATTGATTTCGATTTTTATCTGCATTTGAAGTATTTGGTGGAGAAGCCTCGGGAGTATACTTTGGCACCATTTTAGAAAGATCTTCTGTTATTTTTGTAATAGGCCCTTGTGATCCTTTGAGAGCTTCATTTAATTTACCCCATGCTATACCAGCGCCAAGAGCGGCATCTCGATTTCCAACCATGTCTAATTGCGTTACTGCTTCACCGGGTGTTAGTTGCGCTCCTGTTCTCCCGTCTGCGGTCTTGCCAGCTTGTCGATTAGCTATTTGTGCATCCTGTGCGGCTCTGGCAGCTTCTGGACTTAGCCCTTGATTAGTAAAGTATTGTTGACCAGCAGCCGAGCGATTTTGTTCATACATGGTTTTGGCGCCCTGGAGTTGTTTAAGTTCAGGGAATGCATCGGCCATAGCGGCTAGTCTAGCCATTCTAGGGTCATTTTGTCGTTCGTCAATTTTTATCGAAGCTGATCTTACTCGAGCTTCTGCCTCGGCTCTGCTTTGTTCATCGGTTGCATTTTTTAATTGCAACATAGCCGCTCGTAATTCCATACCGGCAGGGCCTAATGCAACCAGTGTACCTTGTGTTTTTTCTGTAGCGGTACCAAACTTTAGAAAATCGTTACTAAGGTCTTGTACTGCTTGCCCGTGTCTAGATAGTGCCGCTTGCGATCTAATATATGATTGACGACCTTCTTCATTTGTTCCAAACTGCGCTAGCATAAATTGGTTATTTTTTATCCTGTTACTAAGTTCGCCTGCAACTTCTTCTCTCGATCTACCTGTTGCTACTGCGGCTTTATCAATCTCGTCTGCTAGTTTGCCGGCATTGATCACAGCTCGATCTTGATCTCCAGCATTACCAAGGTTACCTCTACTGCCTTGTTGGCTAATAATCAATGCTTTAGCCATAGTATCGGCATCGGTCGTTCCGCCTCGATATCTCTTCTCACTGTCTAAGTTTAATTTTTCTAATGTATTGTTTAAATTTTTTAAACTATCACCAGTCAATGTACCAAAACTAGATCCACCAGTGCCGGTCTCTTTCATGGCCTTGAGCATTGTAGGATAATCTACACGATTTTTTGACTCTTGTTCGCCTTGTAGTGCTGTATCAGTGTCAGCACCTAATCTAGTGGCTGCTACAGTATTCTGTACTGCTCTAGAAATAGTTTGAGAAGATACTTTAGCACCCGGTGCTCTAGATCGTTGTGCAATATCTTCGAATACGCTCATCACTGCGTCTTTGCTTTTTGTTATTGATTTAAAGACCGTTGCTACTGCGGCCCCATCTAGAGCAAGTTTACCAAATTCTTCACCTAGTTTATCCATCCCCGCTTTTACTCTAGACATGTCAGGCATTGGAACACCCCGAGATCCACCTGCAGGATCACCGCCGGTTCCGCGACTCGCACGAATCTCGTTGATTAAATCGTCTATTTTTTGAACTAGTTGTTCTACAGAAGGCAGTGCCATTTAATTTTTCCTAGAAATATGCGTATATAAATAAGCTATACAAGTATTTATCTGGAGAATATCATGGCCGTAAACCCGTTACAACAGTATTTTAGACAACCCAAAATTTATGTAAGTCTTCCGAGTCAAGGAATTTTTAACACGCCTGGAACGATCAACGGAGATCCTAGCCAGCTAGCAGTATGCGCCATGACCGGCATGGATGAAGTTATTATTAAAACTCCAGATGCATTGTTCACTGGCGAAGCATCAGTTAAGGTGATTGAAAGCTGTTGTCCTAGCATTAAAAATGCTTGGGAGTTATCATCTCTAGATACTGACTTAATGTTTGTTGCTATCAGAATTGCTACCTATGGTAATAATATGACTGTGTCAAATGTCTGTGTCAAATGTGATACTCCTACAGAATATGAGTTAAATCTTAATAATATTGTTGAACACTTTGCCAAATGCAAATTTGAAAATACTGTACATCTTAAAGATCTAGTGGTTAAAATAAAACCATTAACTTATAAACAACAAACAGATTACAATCTCCAAGTGTATGAATTACAAAAACAAGTTCGTCAAGCTACTGATATAGCGGATCAAGTTGAACAACAAAATACCATAAACAAGCTATGGGAAGAACTGGCAAAAATACAACTTAATCTTAACATTACCAGTATAGACTCAGTACAGACTCCGGAACAAACTGTAACTGAAAGAGTGTTTATTGAAGAATGGTTGTCTAACTGCGAAAAAGAAGTAACAGGCAAGATTGCAGAAGTTGTTGGTATCAACAAAACTAATTGGACTATCCCGACATATCCAGTTGCCTGCGGTAATCCTGAATGCAAGCATGAAACTAATCTTGCAATAGAACTTGATAGTTCAAATTTTTTCGTCTAGGCCTAATTAAACTTTCAGCCTCTGAAATTCAAGAAGAGTTAGTTAGGCTAGACGAAGAATTAAAAGATTTCAAGCAGGATCTATTTAGATTAGCTTGGTACATGAGAGGCGGTGTAACAGTTAATGACATGTTATATACCTACAGCTACGAAGACCGTACATTTATGTATCAGGTCATTAAAGAAAATATTGAAACTTCCAACAAAACCGGTATACCGATGATTTAAGATTTCATCAGTTGTGCTACTCGCCTCTTTAACCTTTCGTTTATTGATTCCTGTATATACCCGCTATCACTTGGTATTAGTTTTTTATTGGTCTTTGATGGCGGAACCTTAGCCTGAGATGCATCGCTAGGAGTAGTTGAACTATTATCGCCCGACATGCTAGATTGATCGGCGCTGGCATTTGGAGCACTAGCGGCATTTGCAGGTGGTGCTACAGGCTTTGCTTTAGATTTTGGATTTACAGGAGTTCCTACTCCAGGAATTGGACCCGGTATCGGTGGTGTTTCAAGATCGACAGTCGGCGGGTTAATTTTTAATTTAATCCAACGGAGGGCTTTTTCACATGGTTCAATTATGAATCCTGGGGGAATATAGCTTGCTTCAAATGCTCCTTTAAGTTGCTTTGCAATAGCACTGTCAACAAATGATTCAACTGATTGATAAGTGTCAGCTACTACTAGACTTGCTATAGCTTTGTTTATATCAGCGGTATGGCTGATATTTAGATCGTTGTAAACAGAATCTGGCAGTACTTTATTGATCTGCAAGGCGGCATCTTTAACGTTCCATGCTTCATTGTTGGCTGCTGACAAGAAATAATCAACAAACATATATTTACTAGCTTGACTCATACCTTTTAATGCGGTAGATATCCAATCAGTCACAGCTTTAGCTTTGTCGCTCTTTCGACCTATGAACGCAATCAATTTGTTAAATCTTGAAAGATGTGATGCCCATCCAAAAAATCCGCCACCAAGACCTTTTAGAGTATGAGCACCAGCAAACGCAACAGTACCGCCAAGGAGCTGAAAAAACACTTGTTTGATTAGTTTAGCTCGAGCCCAATCAGCGGCAACCGTTACACGTTCCTCATTATCATAGTAGTATCTCTTATCGTTGCTGTCACCACCTTCGACTGGTAATTCTGAAGTTGCTGTCACTTCTGGGAACAGCTCGGCCACATCTGCTGGTAATTGTCCCGATGCTTGCCATCGATTGACCTCGTTTCTACTACCGTCCCATTGGAATCCAATCTTGGCGAGTTCAGTACCCATGAACACACCATCTGAATATGTAATTTTAAATCGACCATCAGCAATTTTTTGAGCTTTGGCTTCAGCTTCAATTTGGCGCTTAAGTCTGCTTCGAGCCAGTTTGAGACGATCTTTTTCAAGCTGTGTTTTTTCCTTAGAAAGGTTATCTGCTTCTTTTTCTTCTTTAGATTTAGGTGGAGGCGGTGCAGAGCTAGCAAGCTCAACTTCTTGTTTTATTTTAATCCTAGCATTGGTGCTTTTAGTAAGCCAATCTTGAAATTCGTTATTGAACAGATTATCTTTGATCTGTTTGCTGTTCATCCAGGCTTGTGGATTAGGTTCGTTTTTTATAAAATTCTGTAGTGCAACTATTGGACTTTCTAGATCATGGAGTGTCCTATCTTGTGCTTTTAATTTTGTAGCTAGATATTCAGCCATTTCATCAAATCGTTTCTTTGATAGCCCTTCAAGACTGATATTTTTTTCAATATCTAACAGTGACCTTTCAGCGGCAGCAAGCCCTTCACTGCGATTAAGATCTTTACCAGCTGAAGTTAATGCATCATCTACATAGTCTGCAATTTTATTAGATTCACGTGTTCTTAAAGCTCTTATACCTGTATATTCGCCTACAGTATTGGCGACGTCTTTAACCTTTTGTCTACCCCTAGACATTGCATCTGTAAAGGCATTTTCATCTAGAGTTTCATGTGGTATAATAATATCAAGGATTTTCATAATCTTATTTATCGAGAAGAACTACGTTCTTCTGTGTTTTTCGCTAGTCGCTCAAACACATTTATCTCTTTCTTTGAAGTACTGTCAAGTGCGAAGCACTTAGATATTATCTAGATTGTTCAGTCACACTTTGCCCTGGCCGGGCAAAGAAATGGACATTATCTGAGTTGCACAATCCACCTAGCGTTACAGCATTACAGTGGCGGTCATCCGGTACCACGAGCTGAGTCTTTATATATGACGGCGGGCCCAGTTGCATACGCTAACACACAACGAGCCGCGGGTTTTTCACCCTCTTTAGCCTTGAAAACGGTTCTTACATAAACTAAATGAGTTATAGGCATATCTCATCATCATCCTTGCGGGTAGTAGTTTACTGGTCTGTCACCAAGCAGATACACCTTACCGTCACACATCAGAACGGATTTCGGGCACAATGTCAACGCCTGTGCGGGCTTATTTGGCGATTAAATGGCCTGAATTATTGAAGTTTCTTTATATGCGAACCATGCACACGCACTTGAATATGACCATTATAATAGTCATTTGATTCTAGTACACGCCTGCTAAATTGTTCACGAGCCTCTATGTAAGAGCATTCTGCTTTGGATTTACAGTAAAAAAGTATTTCTCGAGTAAAGTTTGCTGTGCCTAATTCCGCAATATCTTTGCTAAGTTCGGGCGAGCTACCATAATATTCACGCCAGTCCGAATCAATTTTACTGCGAATTCTTTTCTTTTTCTTTGTGCCGTTTTTGAGTTTTACTGTTTTGTATGTGGTTTTTGAGAATTTTGCTAGTTTTTTGCCTATGTACTTACGACCGCTGAGAATATTTGTTATGATATAAACGAATCCCACACAGTCTTCTGGTAATGTTTCTACTAGTTGATTTTCATAAGTCCATGACA